ATATATTATATAGTTAATTTTAAATGGTTGTTCTTAAATATTCTATATGCGGTTAGATATCTATCGTAATGATTGTCTTCACTGCAGGAGCAATTACCTTTTGCAATATGATGTTTTCTTTAACAGGTTCATTAATAAGAGGATCATGTATAACAGGTTCATTAATAACAGGTTCATTAATAACAGGTTCATTAATAACAGGTTCATTAATAACAGGTTCCGCAGTATTTTTATTCGCGATAGTAACAACCCCATTATTCAAAATAATACTGCATATCTTTTCTTTTACACAAGCAGTTTTTTTACGTGTATTTGGTGCGCGATGTTGATGTCCCGTAACGCGCTCTTTTAAAATAGAGTCCCATATGTCTTTTAAAATGTGTTTTGTAGAATTAAACCAGAATTTATTTCTTAAAACTAGCACACAGCTTATCTCGTCTAGTTTCCAATACATATTTCGCAACCACACTTTCTCTCTGTGTTTCTCCATAGTTGCCTCTTCCCACGCCTCATATTGTTCTATCGTTTGATATAATGGAGCATATTCGTATATGGGTTTTTCATTCTGAATAAAGCAAATAATAATACCTTTAATGTTTTCGGTTTCTGTAAAATTAAAACATCCATCTGACATAAAATCATTGTAAGATTCATATTCAATGAATCTTGTTTCTAGAAAATCACATTCGTTTAGGTTACATACCTCCATTTGGACCTGCATTTGTATCCAATATTCTAGTTTTGGAATTCCAGTTATTTCGCGATTGAAAATATTTTTAACCTCCAACATACGACCATATCTCTTTGAGTTAATATCTGTGTTGATGCCGTCAGGCGAAGCGGCCAGATACGGAATGTGTTTATGCGGAATACAACCAAACTCGGTGACCTTTGTATTGTAGTGGTTCTCATACCACTCAATAGAGACGTCCTCGTATTTCTGCCCCCAATGCATGGGCGATTCCATATTTACACGATTATATTTTTCAAGATCAACCGGCTCGCATTTATTATATATAATTTGGTTTTTTGCTTTTTCGGTTCCATAAGCTTTCCATATGCTACTTGCGGTAAGAACGGTTTGTCTAAATAAATACCATTCGTTCGTTCGCTGTTCCGGTTGCGGAATATTTTTAAGGTAATTTAGCTTTTCAGTCATAGCGATAACATTTGGCAACTTCAAAATAATACTGCGGTTATAGGACCGACGAGGATTATGTACTGTATAATAATGTCGCATACCCTCGTTTACCACACGTTTTATTAGATAATCTGGTTTATCTGTGTCCTCTAATTGAATCTGTATGAGGTTAGTCACCTCGTCTATGATGATATCATGAAATTTTGGCTTCGCATAGAGCATCGGTTCCGATATAATGAGCTCATCAATCAGTATAATAATTCCTTCCAGGAGTTCATCGTAATCTTCAGAAACAATCTCGGACATTTGTTATTATATGTAATTATCTTTAATATAAATACATCAATTTTCTAGGAATTACTCTCTTTAACTGTCTCTTTTTTGCGACGCGGTTTTTTGTCCTTGGGGTCCTTTTTCTTTTTACTGTCTGGTGAAAGATGTTTGATTGTAGAAGTCCGTTTGTCGCTGCGTTTTAGTGTAAATTTACGTGTAGCAGGATTGAATGTTAATGAAGGAATTGTTTTAATAACACCAGCGTCTTTATCATATGTAACATCTTTGATGCTAGTAAGACGTTTTCGGTCCATAGCAGTAATGAGATATGATTCTAAATCTTTTTTTTCCTCTAACGTAATGTCCTTTACGATTGAATAATCTGCTGTATAGATTTTTATTTTAGCAATTTTTGCGGTTTTATTCAGCTTACTCCACGGCTCTGCTTTATTTTGGTTTAGTTCTTTGTCTAGCATTATACCAATATCAATTTCGCTTGTGTCTGTTGTGCTATTATTTGTCTGTTTATTCCCAGTTATAAACATAGTTTTATACCGGATATCTTTAAGCTCTTGACACGTTTCATCTTTAATCATTTTATTATAATAGCGGGTTAAGTTTAACCTCTTTTTTATATGCTAATAATTAGTTTAAAAAATATACTAGCAGTATATGAAGCAAATATCTATTACAGGCAAACATAATATTAGCCTTGTTAATGGTAATAAACACAACGAGCTCAGGAATGTTGCAACCTACGAAGAACCGCCTATATCAGAACAAATCCATCTAGTTAATAAGTATTTTATGAATGTTGACGATGAAAACTCGCCACATATTAAGGGGGAAATTACACGTAAAATAAACGGATATAAATCTCAAGATGTTAAAAAGGAAATATACGATGCGAACAAGCTAGTGAACATGGATAATGTGCTTGAGAAATTAGTAGCCTGTAAGCTTAAATGTTATTACTGTCGCAATCTAGTAAAGGTTTTATTTACAAAGGTTCGTGACGACCAACAATGGACACTTGACCGAATAGACAACGACATATGTCACTCTAATTCAAACACAATAATATGTTGTTTAAAATGTAATCTACAGAGACGCGTGAAGAATTCAAACGATTTTGTTTTTACAAAACAACTGAAAATTAAAAAGGTGTGAGTAAATATAATTTATATGATTTAATTATATTTTTTACATTTATTTTTCAATAATATTGTGTTGTCTTATTTAAATGGATGAAATGGAGATAATTATATGGAGTGACGGGACTAAGCCAGAGCGCTCGTGTAAAGAGGATAATCCAGGAGATAATCCAGGAGATAATCAATCAATTGAAAGGGTGTATGATGGTTCTATTAATAAGAGAGAGGATGCAAATAATAAATTAAATGAGAGGGAACTTGTTAAACAGGTTTGCGCAAACCCATTTTTTACAAATGATTCTTATCATGATATTATAGAAAAACAAGAGCAATTTCTAATACCAAAAAATTCCAATTATGGTGATTAAAATATCATCTTTTATTATAATGGCTTCATTGAACTACCCTCTTCCCCCCGATAACATACCTGTATTAAATATTGATGACTATATGCGAGGGAGACAAATTTCGTCCTCGGGATATGGTGTGTATAAGGTATTAGATCACCCAGATAAATTATTGAAGATAATGAATTTATTTGATGCCCCAGATGACGCATTGTACGAGGAAAATCCATGGACTGAGTTAAAAATGTCACATATTGCTGGAGAAATAGGGATTGGTGCTAAAATATACGGATATTACGTTGAAGATAGGGATATACATATGATAATGGAGTTAATTGAGGGGACGCTTTTAAAACACACATCAAAAAATGAAAATATTTACAATAAGGTCTTGGAACTCGCAGCGATGTTAATAGATAATGGAATCCAAAACAGGGATATGAACGGAGGTAATATAATTATTAAGAAAGACGGTAGTATTAAAGTTATTGATTATGGAGAGGCATATGAAATATCAAATTTGACCGATACGAAAAAGCAGAAGCTAATTATTAAAATGGCAAGATATGCGAAACCACACGATGATTCAGAGAACTCACAAAGCGATGAAATGTCTAAACGATTAGCGAGTAAATTAAGTAAACTTAATAAGGGGATGGGTAAACAAAATAAAAAAAACAGGAGCATTAGACGTAAACGGAAGAGGTCTCTGAGAAAGAGGTCTGTCAGGAAGAGGTCTGTGAGGATGAGACAATGAATATATTTAAATAAGTATTTAAAATAATCATTGAATTAGTATTCAATGACTTCATATACAACACAAAATAGCTTATTGTTAAATAATTTAATAAAATTTTATGATGAGGACGACAATCTGGAAATTATGCTGAATATTATTAACGGAGAATCTCCAATCTCTCTGAGAATCGTCGATTGGTTTGTAACAAACTACGCAAAACAGAAATTTACAGTATATAATCTAGAGGAAGGTCGCAGGTTCAAGGTATACAATGATTACAAATTGAAATTAAAGGCGTATTCTAAGAAGAGATTTGATCCGTTTTGCAGGTGGGATAGAATAACTATACCATACAAGAACGATACGATGATACAAACGACTATTGGTCAATTAAATTTTTTTAAGTGGGCTCTTGAGAATGAGATCATCGCATATATAAAGGACCACTATGCGAATATTGAAAAGGACATGAATAATAGAAATAGTACATCCAAACGCCGACTCACATTGACGAACAGTAAGACGCGGAAGAAGCGAGAGGAACTTTCCATATCAGCATCCAAAACTATTAAACAAGAAAATGTATCGGTTACAATTAAATTTGATTGATTGTAATAAATAGAATATAAAAGAAAAAAATAGTTTTTATTAATGGGAAACTCTGTATCTATTAATAAAATAAATTTTGAGGATGTTCAAGAAGCAATTAAAAAGGATTACATAATAATAAACACCCTTCCTTCTAGTAACCAGAATTGTCTAATAGATAAAACACTACCCGCCTCTATAGAAGTAACAAAGGTAAATACGTTGCTATCTTCTGGAAGAACAGAGAGCCATATAATACTATACGGAGAGAATTCAACAGATAATAGCGTCTATTCAAAGTATAAACAACTTTCAGAATTAGGGTTTGATAATATACATATTTATTTAGGAGGACTATTTGAGTGGTTACTTTTGCAAGATATATACGACTACGATTTATTTCCAACAACAAAAAGAGAACCAAATCATCTTCAGTATAAGGGCAATAAAATGATAGATATTAAAATGATTGAATAGAGTTTTATCAACAGAACCGACCTCCCACCTGGTCTCCCTCTTCGTCCATTGCGCGGTTAGCTAGTTCATCAGCAGCACAATTATTATTTCGTTTTACATGGATATATTGAATATTATCAAAATGTTGTAAAATGGTTTTTGCCTCCGTATAGAGAGGTTTCAGATTATCCGATTTAACCGCATAAGTTCCATTCAGTTGATTAATAACCAGAAGCGAATCGCCCTTTACAATCAAATTGGTTAATTTGAGTTCACTTGCTTTTTTAACACCCAATATGAAGCCCATATATTCGGCATAATTGTTTGTTTGAATACCGAGTGACTGTGATCCCTCGTAAACAATTCTGTAGGACGAGTCGTAGATTACGTAGCCACAACCAGCATAACCAGGGTTTCCGCGACTACCTCCATCAAACATTAATACGTGATTCTTAATGGTTTCAACACTAATATGATTAATTATTTTATCAATTATCTCCTTATTATACAGCTCCTCTGTTATATCGCCATTACCGTTGACGATAATGTTTTTTTCATTCATATTTGCATTCATCCACATTTCGTGATATTCGTGGCATCTCTTCAAATAGCTAAGCGGAATATTCTCTCCGGGTCGCGACCGCTTAATTACTCTTTGTTCGGCTGTTTCCGGTGTTGTTCTTATATATATGTAATTAATCTGGGGGATGTCGGCAATGAACTCGTCAAACAAGCGGTTGTAAATCTCGTAATTAATATTCTCTATTTTTTTGTCATCATATAATAGTTTCGCAAACACCATCTTATCCGTCACTACGCTTCTTTCCGTCACTATATATTTGTATCCCTTCTTAATTGCTTTTTGTAGTTGCGAGAGCCGCGTAATATAAACCATCATCTGAAACGAGAATGCGTATTTCTCCTGATTTTCATAATACTTTTTAATAATATTGTTGCCATTTTCGTCGGTTATAGACTCCCATTCATTGACCGGTTCTAGTAGAAAGTGAACGTTTTTATTACCGTAGAATCGTTCTTTCAATAGCTTAATTACTGTTGATTTTCCAGAACCAATATTCCCCTCAATGGAATAGATGTGTTGCGTCATATTGTAATTATTATATATTATCTTTTATTAAATCAATTTTAAAATTGAATTAATAATAACTATACTATTAACCCTACAGATGGATTTTAATCAGTGTAAACTAACAAAGACCGAATGGAACAGCATTGAGATTCCTCTATCCGAAAAAGATAAATACATCAATAATCTTATTATCTGCGGATTTAACCATGTTAATATTTCACTAAATAAGAGCATTTCTCTAATTTCATTTCTAAAAATCACCTCAACTGAAATGTTGGACGATTATGTATACTGCAAATATCTTCAATCCTACATTGCCAATATAGCAAAACAATATGGGATTGATTATTTGACAACTATTAAAAATAGCGACATCACTATTAAAAAGGCGGATGTGATACGTTTTAATAATACAGATAAACAGTTAGCACATCATAAGAATGATATTATCGAGTTTGTAATAATCAGACTTATATCCAAATTATATAAGCATCATTCTAAGAAAGAGAAAAAATGGGTATTCTATTACTATACGCTATCTAAAATGATTACCTTTAATTTTCTAGGCTTCAATAATAATTTGAAAAAGAATACGATTATTATTCTGGATAATCTTCGTAGCGATATTGATTATACGGAGGTTATTAGACGAGGAACGGAGATTATTGAGAATAACGCGTATCTATTTCAGTATTCGGATGATAAATTATACGATCACCAGAAGGAGCTCTTCACATACTGTAAGGACCCGAAACCGAAGTTGATTCAGTATATTGCGCCAACAGGTACAGGGAAGACGTTGTCTCCGCTTGGTCTTTCCGAACATTGTCGCGTAATATTCGTATGCGCAGCCAGGCACGTAGGGCTTTCCCTTGCAAAAGCAGCAATTTCAGCGCACAAGAAGGTTGCCTTCGCGTTTGGCTGTAGTGACGCAGAAGATATTAGGCTCCATTATTACGCCGCAAAAGACTATACAAAAAATAGGCGAACTGGTGGCATAGGTAAAGTAGATAATACGGTAGGAAATAAAGTGGAGATTATGATTACCGATATTAAATCCTATTTACCGGCAATGTATTATATGTTGGCGTTTAACAATAAGGAAGACATCATTATGTATTGGGACGAACCGACGATTACGATGGATTATGACGATCACGAATTTCACAGCATTATCCATAAAAACTGGACGGACAATCTTATTGAGAATGTAGTTCTGTCGTCTGCGACACTTCCGCAATACGAAGATATGCAGGAGACCATTGGTGATTTTAGGTCTAGATTCGAAGACGCACAGGTCCATACGATTGTTAGCCACGACTGTAATAAAAGCATTCCTATTATTAACAAGGGAGGGTATGTAGAGATGCCTCATTTTATGAGCAAAGACTATGAAGACATTCAGCGAATTGTTTCACACTGTCGTAAATACAAAACGTTGTTGCGCTACATTGATTTTGAAGAGGCAATTTCATTCATAATGAAGGCGAATGAAATGGAGGTATACAATTCATCCAGCTATTCGCTATTGCGTAATTTCCACGATATCAATGATATTACCATGTCAAATATCAAATTGTATTATTTAAAACTACTGGGTAATATTATTCCAGACCAGTGGGAAACCTTGTCCTCTTCACTAGAAAAGAAGTTGTATCACAAATCCACTATACATATGGTTACTGGTGACGCGCACACTTTAACAAATGGACCTACTATCTTTCTCGCCGAAGATGTTAATAAGATAGCGCGGTTCTGTCTACAAGAAGCAAATATTCCCGATGCTATTACCCAGAATATTCTTGAAGTCATTAAATTTAATAATAATATTAAAAATAAGATTAATGTCTTGCAAAAGTTGTATGAAGACGGAACAAAGGAAGACGAAAACAAAGAGAAGAAAATGGCAGACGGACGTGTTAGTTCCGAAATGCGTCGCATAACTCTAAATATAAAGGAGCTAGAGCAATGTATAAAGTCGGTTGAGCTGGGAAAACAGTATATTCCTAATAGCGAGTCGCATCTCCGAAAATACAGCGCCACGATCGATGGGGCTCAAATTCCGTTTACATGCGATATTACAGAAGAGGTCATTGAAAATATTATGCTTATTGATGACGTGGAAGACATATGGAAAATTCTCCTGATGATGGGTATTGGTGCGTTTATGCTACACAATAGCGATAGTTACATTGAGATTATGAAGAACCTTGCCCAAGAGCAGAAACTATACATGATTATTGCTTCTTCGGATTATATATACGGAACAAATTACCAGTTTTGTAATGGTTATATTAGCAAAGATATGGGTTTGATGTCGCAGGAAAAATGTATTCAAGCAATGGGAAGAATCGGCAGAAACAAACTACAGCACAAATATAGCATTCGGTTCCGCGACGATGGTCTAATTTACAAGCTGTTTAATGAGGAGAAAGATAAACCCGAGGTAGCAAATATGGCTCGTCTATTCAATAGTTAGAGACAACGCAATTATATGTGCGACATAATGATAATATATTTGGAGTTATAATATAAATAATAACAACATATATATATATAATGAATTGTAAAATTATGGGAAGGGTTACGTTAGGAGCGTTGGTAAGTGGCTCGCTAGGTGCTGTGATGTATCTCATTAATTCGTCAAAAAAGAATAAGACGAAACGGTCCGGACATGGATTTGACGGATACGACGTGGACGGATACGACGTGGACGGATACGACGTGTACGGATACGACGTGGACGGATACGACGTGTACGGATACGACGTGGACGGATACGACGTGGACGAGGAAGTTCCAGAT